GAGTTGACCTTGCGGATATAGGTTAGCTCGTCTGGTTTAGTGGCGAGCTTCTCCCACACAGGGTCGTTCTCGGTCTGTCTGTTCATCGTCCATATAAGATACGAGCCAGGCTTACGGATAGTAGGGATTAGTGTTTCAATACTCTCGCTAGATACGGACTGAGCCTCTTCAACCCATGCCCAGTCTAAACCTTCTGTAGATTTAATGCTTTGGGCGTTGTTGTGTAGACCTTTGAAGTAGATTTCTGAGCCGGTCTTCTTGTTACGGATTACTTCTCTTTGAGCTTCCCAATCGTGTAGCTTGTATTTGTCGATAAGGTCACGGAGGAGCTGGTGCACAGACTCTGAGATAGAGTTCTGGAACTCACGAGTACATAGGCCACGTTCACGCTTCTTAGAGCCTGAGATAAGGCGAGAAAGAGCTACTTGGGTAGATTTGCCACTTGAACGTCCGCCGTAGTAGAGAAGATGTCGCCACTGCTTAGACGGAGCGAATAGTTCCACGAATGGAGCAGGAATATCAATATCAATTTCCATGCTTGCCTCCACGCTTGCCTAGATCGTGCGTAGTTTTCTTAATAAACCTCTTCATGTTAGGCATGTGACCGTCTTTGAGTTCTCTAAGTTCTTGGTGAGTAGCTTTACGGAGCATAGTCTGCACGCCTTTAGCACCACCGTTAGCTTTGAACCAATCATCTGCGAATAGTGCAGCAACTTCCATCTTCCTGCACATATAGTCGTACATATCGGTCTTGATAATGTCTTTGTAGACTGCGGCAGGGATTACTGCAAACCTGAAGTCGTATTTATTCTTCATTTTTTACCTCTCTTATATGTTCTTAGCATCACTATTAGTTGAGCTATCCCCACCACTAGAATCAGGAAACTAAAGTTCCCCTTACCCATCTCATTTACTATTGTTTGAATCACTTACGACCTCACCCTCTACTGCATCTGTCTTTTTAGTAAAGTCTTTAACGTTGATGGTGATGCCGTTGATGTCTGCGCTAATGTTCATGTCGGTCACAAGCTTGTCGCCGAAGAGAAGTCTCATAATCTGAACAATAGCTGAAAGACCATCTCTTTTAATTGCATCCACTGCTACTTCAAACACGATACCGAAGATGCCATAGCCACCATCCTCATCTCTCATACTCTCAAGATATTCAACAGCTTCTTCTTTAGAACCAAGTGCCATAGCTTCTACAAGTCTTTGCCCAACTAGAGCTTGCACTTTAGAGTCTGCAATATTAGCTTCTCTAAGTACCGTCTTTAGCTGTTTCTTACGTCCACGATTAGCTGGTTGGTTGTCTTTAGTGAATGGCGTACGCTTCTCTAAGTTCTTTAATGAGCGTTCTCGGCCTGTCAACGTTTCGTCTACGTTTGTTGTAATTTTTACATCACTCTCGCTCATAGCTTCACCACCCCTGTTATTGCTAGGATTTCTAAGAGAAGAACAGAGAACATCACTACTGTTAGTACGATCCAAGCTATTTTTAGTTTGTTAATCATTCTTCACCTCCAAGCTCTTGCAATGCTCTATTTATGTCATCCCAATCAAATCCAGATTGGTAGGTATCCATAAGATAGCTATGGACATCCCTAAGAGCATCTTTATACCCTGCTTCATATTCTGATTTGCTCATAATTTTATTCTTTCTATTAATATTGTTGATGTATCTAAAATTTTGAATACTATGCTACCAAAGGCTGGCGAACTTGCTTTTTTGCCTAGTCCACTTTCAAATTTAATTCTGCCATTAGGTACATAAACTACCCCCCCAGTCCGTCTAAAATAGTATGAAATCTTTTTGTAGTCATGAACTCAATCGGAAACAGGATATAAATATCTGCCTTAGTCTTTTTATAAGTATCAACAGCTTTTTTCAGAAATTCGTGCTTAATAGTAAAAGGCGGGTTGATCCAGATCCTTTTATATTTAGTCCAATCAGCCTTAAGACCGTCCGTTTCAATCGTGTCAAAGTTTTGAATATTAAACTCCGCTGCTTTATCCCTAGTGGTAGCAGGGTCATAATCAAAACAACCAAAACGCTGCACAAATTCCTTTGGCGTATAATATTCATTATCTTTAGTAAAAACTACTCCGCTTTTTGCCATTGTCTAATATCCTAATTAATAGCGTTGCAATCTTTCGTTAAGCACTTCTTTGTATTGTTCAAATCTAACCTTATCAACCTTGCTCATTCTTCGCCTCCGAAAAGCAAGTCTAGGTCTTCCCAATTTTCTTTCATCCATTCTTCATCTTCGGATTTGTTGAATTGCAGGTATCGTTTTCCAGTTCTAAATGGTTCTTGACTTTGCAAAATTCTTGTATAATCTTCTTTTATGCCTTCAAACCTAAACCCTTTATCTTTCAGCCTTTTCCAAGCATTCAACTTCTCGACTGCTTTTTCTGCTTCTTCTTTTGTTTCAAAGTAGTTGCCAATAGATTTTCGCATATTTATTTTTGAAGATAATATTTGGTCAACCTGCATAACACCAGCGTCGTCAATATACCAATACGCTTTCGGTTCTTCTACATCTTCCCACTCCTCGTTGAGTTCTGCGAGTGAGTTGTAGTGCCAGGTGTTTTTGGTGTCAGAAGACCCCACTCTCCTATAAAGGTCGATACGATCTTTGATAACTTCAAAAATAAAATCGTCTACTTCTCCCGTACGTTTGTTCTTTAGTTTCATTTTGCCTCCTTTGGTAAGTTAGCGAGTATCTTTTCCAGCACGTTGACCACGATGCTGTTTCCGGCTTGCTTGTAGAGTTGCGTGTTTGAGTTTACTTTCTCTGCCTTCTCAAAGTCGGCATCGTCAAAGCCCATCAATCTCCAACATTCTTTTGGTGTTAGCTTACGGATACGGTATCCATCGAGTGTCCCTTGATTGTCGCTAGTTGTTAGTGTCTTTACTTTAAGACCAATTCTTTCGCTTCTAAGCGTTGGTGCCGTCTCAGAGTATTCACGTTCTGGTCTATTCTTATAGAAGTCCTCGATAATATTCATCTCGACTTCCTTTGGCTCCGCTACTAAATCCCATGTATGTTTGTCCAGTGACCCTCTGCCACCAGTTCGTATTGTCTTCGAGACTTCCTTGCTGACCAGTAGGCTCGTTGCCTCCTTGATGTAGTATTTCTCGTCTACGTCCGTCTCCAGTACGTCCTTGAGCCTTTTCTTGAGTGGTTCCGGCTCTGGGAACTTAAAATCTTCATCTCCTAAGATGCTCACAGTAAAGACTCTCTCTCTGTTCTGTGGCACGCCGTAGTTCTTGGCGTTCAAAACTTGGTAGTTATTTGTATAGCCAAGCTCTCTCATAGCTTCTTGATAAGCCTCGAAGTTATGGAGGTGTTTCTTAGACAAGAGGTTCTTTACGTTCTCCCAAATGACGTACTTTGGTTTTAGTTTCTCTACGATGCGTAAGGTTTCATACATAAGGGAAGAACGAGTGCCTGAGTCCTTGTCACCACCGGCTTGCTTGCCAGCAACGGAGAAGTCCTGGCATGGGCTTCCGTGCATAATAAGGTCTACTTTAATATCCTTATCCCAAGTGCAAATGTCTTGTGGCTCAAAGTTGGTTCCATGCACTGCGTTAAATGACTTAACTGCATACTTGTCGATTTCTACATAGTCTGCAACCTCATGTTCAATTCCTAGACGTTCTAATGCCTTCGTACAAGCCCCAATACCTCCAAATAGTTCAAGTACTCTAATCATCCTGGCTCCTATTAGTAGCGACCATACGTTGCAATAATTGCTAGACTGATTAGCAATACGAATAACGCAATCGAGCCAATCACAATACCAGCAATACCAAGGCCTTTTAGTTTCTCATTCTTAGCTACACCAGCAATACCAAATGCTACTCCAAGTGGTGCTAGGATAATGCCTAGTACTAGAAAACTCATTAGTGAACTTGTTAGTGATAGGATGCTAAATACTGATGGTTCGTCTTGTTTTTTACTCATGATTCCTCCTTTAAGCTGTTACGTGTGCGGTTAAGATTAACATTAGGTAGAGCATGCTTGCCATCCAGCCAAGTGCTACTCCATATTTGATGACCTTTTCCCAGTCAATCTTGTTGATCTTTTTAGTTTTCTTTGGCATTTTTACCTCCTTTATTTAATCTTTCGCTTCTAAACCTCTTTTATAGTCTTCCCAGTCTTCTTCTCGCCAAGACCGGAACTTTTCTTTTCTATCACTAGCGATGTCGTCATCGCCGATATATCCTGTGTAGAATCCTAGCTTCCAGGCGTATGCGAATGTCTGTCTCATGTCAGCCGCCGAGTAGAATACTTTTTTAGCGCTCGGTCTAGGCTTGTTTGAGCCAAGTCCTTCCTCGTACTTTATTTGTTCTGCTAAGTCTCTAGCTTCTAGTGCGAAGTACCTAAGCTCTGGTTTGCTGAATGTAGGCGAGTTACCCATACGAGTTAAGGCGCTAATTAATCTATCAATCTTCTCAGCCATTTGCCGCCCCCAAGTAGTCGTCAATTATCTTCTTAGCTTCATCGAACCCTACTGCGAACTCAGCTTTATAGCCTCTTTGGTTGAGTTCGTAAATCACGTCAGCCTGCTCTTTAAGATGTTCAGTCTTGTACTCTTTACCATCAATAGATAAGAACCTATTTTTCGCTCTTGGCCCTACTAGCAACTTTTCGCCGTCCTTCTTAAGTTCTAGAAACAGACCACAATGGCCGAATTCCAACCAATGATCAGCCTCGACCACTCTTTCTCCAGTCATACCATCGGTAGGTTCTGCGATAAACATATCAGGCCAACCTTTTCGGCCGCCATTTTGCTTCATCTGCTTAATCGCTTGGCCTTTTGTAAGCTTGCAACCGCTACCGAAGTCCGAGTGGAACTGAACGTCTGGGTAGTTCTGCACTAGGTAATTTGCCACTTGAATTTGTACTTGAGATTCTGTCTGTGTATTTTTCATCGCCTACCCCTTTACCGTAATTAGCTCTAAGAGGGCTACCGTGCCCCACAACAAAAGGCCAAGGATAACTAGCCAAATTACCGCCGTGATCAACAATATGATTGTCCACGTCACGATATTGACTAGATTATTCTCAGCCTTTTCTTCTTTTGTGAGCCTACGCTTATTTTGCCTTTTTGCCATCATTTTTTACCTCACTTGTTCGTTTATTCCAGAGTTTTGTAGGGTCAAGGTCTACATCTTCTGGGACAAACTCTATGTCCGCTCCACATCTGCTGTTCGTACAGTTGAACACCGTACCACCAAATAGGACGTGTGTTGCTTTTACTTTTGCTCCGCAGAACGGACAAGATTTTAGTTTTACCACTTACGCACCTTTCTTTTTGTTATTCCTTCGTCCACCTTAGACATTCTGTGGTCGTCTTAGGTTCATTACCGTCCGGATAAACAGTTGTGATGCGTTGCTCCTCGCATTTGTAGCCTGCTGGCTCTGCGATGAGATTAATTGTTAAAATAATTGCTGCCACTAGCGCAAGTACTCCAAGTACTGCGAACGCTACGTTGATAACTCTTTTATTCTTCATAATCACTCCCAATCTGCGATGTCGCTTCTAGTGCACAGGTCTCTTCGGCAGCTTTATTTAGCTCTAGGAGGTCTGCCACTGTTAGATTGTTAAATTTATCTGCCCAACTCATTTTCTTTGTCCTTTAGTTTCTCTTCGTATTCTTTGGCTGCTTTTACAAACTCTTTGTAAGCTCGCTCCATATTCTCAAATAGTTCGTCCATTACATGACTCCCATGAGTTTTAGGATGAGTAGTCCAAAAGCTGTGCCAAGTCCAAGTCCGAGTACAAGTGCCAAAGCATCTATGATTTCGTTGGCTTGTTTGCTTTCAGTTTTTCTAATATCTGATTGCATGATGTTTACTCCTTTCTTTAGAACCTTAAAGCGCTACTCAACTTCGTTTTAAGGCCCTAGTGAGCAGGCTAGGAGTAGACCTTGAACCTGCTCGCTAGGCTGGATGTGAGTTTCCAGTCTAGTAAAAAGAGATTTAGCGTGGACTTTACTATTGGTGGGGGATTGTAGCTCTGTCCACACAGTGGCTTCCGCTGCCTTGCTTCATTTAACTACTGGCCCAAGTAGCACCACCCTCTTGTTAAAGTTCGTAAATTTTCTGCTTTACTTTCTCGATCTTCTTAGCCATACGCTTGCTACCGTCATTATTCATGTCTAGGTATTCAAGCTCGTCTAGAAGCTCCGTAGCACGCTCTTTCTGTTTAGCGATTATCGCTCGCTCTTCTTTGCTTAGAGATTTGCCACGTTTAGATTTGTGGCCTCCGAGTGCTCCAGCCTTCTTAGCGAGTTCTGGATTTGCTGCGAAACCACCAGTTCTTCCTAGCCTTCCACCTTTCTTTCCGATGTTTGCGTAGAAGTCTGAACCGTGTCTCTCTTTATTGGTTGCGGCAGCTTTAATGCCACCTGCTCTTGTTCCAGCCATTATTTAACTCCCCATAATTTAACAGGTCTGCCAGTAGTGCCTAACCCAATTTCAATAACTTCAATCACGCCTAGTTTGTTTAGCTCTGTAACACGTCCGGTTACTCTATTAATTGGCCAACCGAGCGCCTTAGCTATTTGTTCGTTTGAACAAGGTTGCATTTCGTCAATCTTGTCATATACCTTCTGTTGCTTGTCGCCCAAATCCTTGATGGTTCCGTATGCGAACAAGCTTGTCTGTGCCACTGTCATGTTTACCTCTCTTGCACCTTAATATTTCTAGAATGGGATTTCGCCTTCTGTTGGGACGTTATCCTTTTCTTCCTTATCGTCAAAGAATACTGATGCCCAGCGTTCTGGAGTTGTTAGTGTCGCATGGAACTTAATGCTCATACGGCTCTTGTCTGGGGTACCGAATACCGTGCCTACTGAACGGTAGCGTTTCTTGCTGTCACCGTTCTTGTCTGTGTATTCGCCTTCGATAATTGTTAGTTCGCCTAGTTTAGTTAGTTTGTTATCCATCTCGCTCCTAAAAGTTAATTGATTCAATCTTGTTAATGTCTGCTTCGATACGTTGCATGATTGCATCTTCAAAGGCCTTAGCTTCGTCTACACGATCTTCAATCTGACCTCGCTCGATTGTGAAAATCTGGAGTTCGAGTTCTGGTATTAAGTCTGTGTAGAGAACGAAGTAAAGCTTCTTCAAGTTCTCATTCACCACAAAGTATTTGATAATCTGAGGTTCGTATTCAGCAGGGTAAGAGTTAGTTAGAAAAGCTTTGATAATCTCTGGACTGCTCAAACATTTAATCTCTACTGCTTCTGTTGCAGTCTCAGGTGTTTCACCTTTCTTTTCTACGATTCTGTCTGGTGAGATGTAGATATTCTCGTCATCATCTCGTACCCATACCACATCGCCGTAGAGTTTTAGCTTCGTCTTTTTAGTAAAAGCTTCTGCTGCTTCAGGCTCCAAGATGTGGCCTCTCGCCATCATGCTGAATGGTTGCCCGTTCAGTTTGTCGATGTAGTCGTTCGGAGTAACTGGTCTAGCGATTCGTTCTGCGATAATCTCGTAATATTTCTTCTTAGGCTCACCCTCAATCTTTATCTCTGCGATTTCTCGTGGGGTGAGCATTGCTGCTAAGTCAGCCGCCGAACTTCTTTTATCTTCTGGAGTGAGTTTCTGACCGTCTGCTTCAATCTTCTCGATTAGTTTTGTCTTTAATGGAAGACCGTTGATGTAGAGGTCTTTGAACTCACTACCACCAGATTTACCTTTGCGATATTCTAACCACTCTTCGGTGTTTTGATTAATTCTTAGAACCTTCACTTGATAGCTCCTTCTTGCGTTTATCCTTTGCATCTACAATTCTTTGTTCGTGGTGCAACTTGCCGCAGACTACCCAAGCTTTTGTAAGCTCCGCCATAGTCTTAGCCGACTGGATGTTTTTAATCGCCGTCACTATCTCAGCTTCTTTGAACTTTTCATCTTCGTCATCTCCACTGACTTCCTCTACGGGATCTTCTTCGTACATGGTCTCTTGCATCTCTTCGGCTGGAGTTGCCTCATAGCCTGCGAGCTTCATTAAGTAACCGATTGCTAGACGATATGCTTTTGAGATTGCTCTCGTTTGAGCCATCGAACATACTGCGTATTCGTCAAAGTTTCTTTTGTTAGCCTCTTTGTTCGTGCAGATTGCTACACCATATCCAATTGGAGTGTCGCTTCCGTACTGAACCAGCTTAACTTCAGCTCTGTACTTATAGTTGTCGCCTTCGCTAAGGTTTTCTACGCTCGTTACGATTGGCGTGATTCCTACGAAAGCACCTGCGATCTGCCAGCCTTCTACATTCACAAAGTTTTTGCCTTTAACCGGCGTATATAGTTTGTTGTCTACAATAATCTTTTTTAAGTCGTTAGAGAACTTCACTACAGCTTGTGGGCTGGTGAGGTTCACTACTTCCGTTTGTTTTACCACCTCGTTAGCGTGTTCCATATAGCGCTCCTTGTTCGTGGTTTAGTTCGTTAATTACAGCTTGGCTGATCTTGTCGCCTTTACGAAGTCTTTTAGCTTTCTTAATAGCGTTTCTAAAAGTCTTTTCATCAAGACCTCTTAGAACCATCACTACTTCGCTCTCGATATAATCAGCGTGTTTAGGTCTAGAGACCTTCACACTGTGTGTAACAGTGCGCTTTGTTAGTTTGATCTTCATGATGTCTACTCCTTTTGTTAGTTATTTATCTAGTCGCAGGGAAGGATACAAAAGCAGGTACAAATTGTTAGCATTTTATTCAACTTTTTATAGGAAGATAATTAGCCTTACTTTTAAGTCGATTTTTAAGCTGTACTTTAAGTTGTATTACATATTTTGTTAATATCACCGTATTTTGGTTTCACTGAAAAGTATGTAGATTAGTGTTTCGTTAAATGAACGTTTTGTTATTTAAGCCGCTACTCAAGAGTGGGCCCCATGAATAGCTGTAGTTAAAAAATCTAAATCTGAAATGGAGGAACATATTGGTTAGCCCCAATACTCAGCTTCGCTTTTGTATCCATACCTGCAACTAGTCGTGACCTTCGCTCCTCTCCCTGGATTCCAAACAAAACTATTAATCCGGTTTAGAGCTACAGTCGTTATTGTTGTGGTTAGGCTGTATCCAAATTGTTAAATTTCTCAAACGTTCACAGGTGGTTTGTTCTACCTATGGGGAAATTAACACGACATTAGTTCCCCCGTTTGGGATAACAAAAAACCTGTTACCGAAGTAACAGGTTAAAATTGAGTAACTAGTCTGGAGCCACGAACCGGGTTTGAACCGGTGACCTCATCCTTACCATGGATGCGAGCGACTCCAGACCAAGCAACCTCTGTTACTTGGCTTTTGATTTTTCAATTCCTTAACGTTCTGCCTGCCACTATCTGTATGATTCTATGATACTATGGTTAAGCTTATAAGTCAATACCAATATGCCTAGATTTTTGAATAAACTTTTCCACAACTAGGTCGTGTGGTACTTCAAATACTGCTCTCTTAAATCGTTGTCTACAACATGGGCATACATGGCTGTTGTATCTAGGCTGGCGTGCCCCATCATCGTAGATAGATACCTCATATTGCCGTTGTTTTTAAGGAAGTTTGTAGCGAAGCTATGCCGGAGCGTATGGGGCGTTACTTTCTTCGGTAGACCTGCTCGTTTCGCCGTATCTCTAACTATTAGTTGTACGTCAGACTTAGACATCCTCTTGCTATAAAGTTTTGTTACGATGAGGTAATCGCTGTTGTCTGTTCTTGTAGCTAGGTACTTATTCATCAGGTCTTCTGTCCGTTCATCTATGAAACAGAGCCGAGGCTTTCTACCTTTTCCGATCACTGTGAATTGTCTATCTACTATTTGGTTTCTTTTTAGTTGTAGCATCTCGGACAACCTGATTCCAGAAGAGTAGAGAAGACTAATTAGAAAGGCAACTCTCGTGTCGTAGGAGCAGTCTATTAATCTAGATACCTCCTGAGACGTTAGGAAGGTCGGTACAGTGGCTTCAACCTTTGGAACGGGAATTAACTCATAATTCATACAATCCACGCCACGGAGCCTAATATAGCGCAATACCATTCTTATGTTTATAATGTACTGTCTTTTGGTGTTTGCACACCTTCCGTGAGATAGATGATTATACCAATTCTTTATGTCGTCAAAATTAAGGTTCTCGATATTTATATCGCCGAGAAAACCTACAATTTCGTCTCTTACATATTTACACCGGTCTATAGCCGATTCGCTTCGATTTTTAATGACCATGTAGTCACTAATGTACATATCGAACGCTTCTGATAGCTTCATCTCTGCCTTCCTATGTCGAAAAGCAGGGTGATGTTACCAGACTAGCTCATGTGAGCGTGACAACTAGCAACAAAATATTTGATTGGGCTTTTAATATTTGGTTTCTCTGAACAGCCAACAATTGACCATATCATACTTTCAGACAACTGCCATGCGCACTTACAAAAGAAGGCTCTACTATTTGGAGCATTATACCTTTTAACAAGCTGGTCTGCTATGTAGTCAACTTGTTTTGCTCTTTGGTTACGATTTTGCTTTCTTTCATTGACAATGGCATTGTATCTAAATTCTTTAGATTTCAATGCCATTGACATTGTGGTTATCTCACTCATCTGTTTACCTCTCTCTTTTTAACCGCACAAAAAACCTCGCTCAATCAAGCTTTTCGAGCATTTAATTGTTATGTAGGAGTCCTATTCACATGAGCTATGAAAAGAACCCCAGATGTAGGATAGAGCTTTTGTACATAAAACTCAATCCCGGTCAGGGGAACTAGTGTCGTGTTAATTTAATTCAATACTACACCATCAAGTCGATTTTGTCAATCCGGTAAAACAAAGTGGCCCCCCTTTCGAGTGGCCGAAGTAAACATCAGGCCCGAAGGCCTAACATTATTTTATCACATAGATTGCTTATCCCACCTAGAAGCTGCAGCTTTCTTTGCACGTTCAGATCGCTCAGATGCAGACATATTGGCACTTGAGGTTAGACCGCCCTTAGATTGGCTCTCAGTGCCTTGTAGAGCTACCTTTGATGCCTTGTCGTAGTGCTTTGTGAACGGGGAGCCTTCTACTTCGATCTTCACAACCTCAATCCCTTCTTCTGCCTTTTCTAGCCATGAGATGAGTGCTGCATCGTTCAACATATCGTTCTTAATACGGATAGCCTCAATCCTTGGTTTAGTTGGGTTAACGTCTGATTCTAAGTTGTAATAGATTTTAATTGTCTTCATCTTCTACCTGCTCGCTATATTGATCTTCTAATTTCTCCCATAAATTGTAAGCTTCTTCAGCAATAAATGTAAGCCCTCTCTCTTCATAATTTGATGCGCTGTTGTATAGGTTGTTGATGACTTTGAGAGCCTCAGCTTCTGTTAATTCAATTCTTACCATGATGTTTACCTCTAATAACCTGGGGTGCAGCTTCCTGCGAGCATTAGCCCTACATAAATCACAAAGACGAATAGAAGAGCCTCCCAGTTAGTTTTAATGTAATTGATGATATTGTTAATAGTTTTCATTATTTTGCCTTTTTGAAAATTTTTGTTATTATGGTTTTACCAGATGGGTTCCGCTTCTGCGGTTTTGCCCCCATCTGGTTTTTTGTTAACCTCTTATGAGGTCTAGATAATCTTGGTTGTAGTCTCTAAGTGAATCTTCTACCTCTCTAAACTTCCTGTTAGCTTCTGAGTAGTAGTCGTAATTCTCGATAGTTTCACGGACTAGCTTGTCCCATTCTTCGCCGCTGATTTCAGGGCTTAGACCTTCATATTCGTCTGTTACGATTTCGATGATAGCTTCTTCGTCAAGGTTACCCTCGGTGTCGTAGTAGACATTTCTTGCTTGTTGCTTGATGAAGTTAATCATCATGTCTTTTGTAATCTTCATACTTATTTTGCCTTTCGTATGATTATTTTATACTCTTATTGTAGCAAACTAGTTAGCATTTGTCAACACTAATTTTGCATAAAGTTTTCCACAGAAAAATACCCCCGAAGGGGTATCTTCCGCCGCAGACCAATAGAGACTGCTCTGTTGTAAAAAGATTGGACTAAATAAATTATAACATAAAACCACCATAATTCATACTATAGACAAGAAACAAGAAAAATCGTTCTTTTCTCTCTGTGAAACCTTCCAAAATTGACTCTTGTATATTTGAATATACAAGTAAGTCAAGCCCGACAAAAAATCACCTCTGGCGGGGCCAAAAGTGATCTCATGACATTTTATGAGCTGTCATGAGTATTATACCACATAAAAAGGGGAGTGCAAGACTCCCCAGCCGAAAAGCTCGGCGAACTTTGCGGACTTAGCCGCCTTTTGTCAAAGAATAGTGAGTGTTCCGAATCCATGACTAAAAGCATATCTGCCTTTGACTTCGGATTCTTGATGGAATGTTGTCTGATTGAGATAGACAGTGCGTGACAGGATTCCGCTGAACTCCCAGCACCGGTTCTCGATTCTTGAAGTATCCAGATTGACCTGAACCCAACGATCAGAACGATTTAGCTTGATAAGAAGTCGAACAGCAGGATGGAGATGTCTAGCGAGCTGTTCCTTGAAATCAGAATCAGCCTCAACTGTGATAATGTCAAAATTGACCATAAGCTCACCACCTTTCTAAATGTGCAAAGTTGCAGATTAGCAACTTACCCAGAAGCTCCGAAGAGCCTCCGAGTAAATCTCTAAAGCTTGCCTTCTTTTTTCAAATTCTCAACTGCAGTGTGGATATATGAATTACCACCAAGCTTTGTATAGTGGTCGTAATTCTCCCAGAAACGCTCTTCAACTACCTTATCGAGCTTCTTGCCTGACTCCATCTCAGAAATGCGAGAGACTAAGAAGTTTTTACAGTTTTCCATACTAACGCTATTCACCGAGTCGGTAAGCAAGTCGACTTTCTCGTTTAGAGGTTTCAACGACTCCGTGATGTTCTTTTTAAGAAACTTAGCGAGAAGTCCATAAATGGCGCCACAACTGGCGATGATGCCAGCAATAAGTGCGAGACCAGTTCCAAAATCACCTAGAGTTATGCTTTCCACCTTACTTCTTCTTTACTAACTTAAAGATTAATAGAATTGCTGCACCAAGTTCTGAAATAGCAGTTGCAAGGGCAGTACCAAACGTGTTGATGTCTGGGGCAGTGATACAGTTGATAACTAGTGGGATTTCCATAGCTACAACTAGGAGGAAGTCTCCGATCAAGTAAGCAATTAATTTCTGCTTAGGTGTAGGTGAGAAAACGTCTCCAGCAGTGTCCACTAATTCGCCTATGCCGTTTAACATCTGAGCTGCGATTTCTTTATTCTTCTTTGCCATTTCTTCATACTCCTCTTTATTTACTGGCTCGACATCTGAACCATCTCCGTTATTATTGTCATCATCAATAACAGGGTCTGGGATTGGTTCGACTGGTTCTGGTTCAGGTTCTGGTTCTGGAGTTGGTTCTGGGGTAGGAGTTGCCGGAGCTGGGGCAACATACTTAGCAATAGCTGTGTCGCCACAAGTCTCAGACCAGCCAACGTAACTTACGCCATAAATAGCACCGACTTTGTTAATCACTTGAATATCTCCCTCGAAATAATCGTAGGTTGCTTTATGAGTATATGGACTAGACCAGATCTGAACCTTAGCACCACTACGTCTAGCAATAGCAACGTGACCGTAGCTTCCGCCCTTGTAATAAATAAAGACGAACACACCATCTGGAATGTCGTAATCAAAGTGTTTGTTTGGGTTTACTTCCCAAGCTGTCCAAGCGCAGTCTGCTGTCCATCCTGAGCCGACCGAAGCTAGACATACTGCTAGACACCAACAATACCAATCGTAGAGTAATTTGCCACCAACGTAAACGTAGAGTGGATGGTTAGGGTCGTTGTCTAAATTTGGGTAACGAGTTTGTTGCCATGCCATAGGTTATTCCTATCGCATCGCCGTTGGTTATATTATACCATATTTTGAGCACCCCCACTGGCGACAAAAAACAGCCCCGAAGGGCTGAATTTTAGTCTGTAGTTTTTGTGTATTCAACAGTTATATAGAACGTAGCGGGAGAACGGTCTACACCAGTTCTGATAACAACATTGCCATTCTCGAAGTATGCACCGTTTGCAGCGGATGTGTTATCAGGTCGAGCGTTATTCACCGGTGTACACGTCCCCATATCGACAGAAAACCCATATACATTCACAATCAAGTCAGGGTTAGAAATGCCAGCAGGAACGTCCTTTCTCCCTGCATTTGGGCCTTTGCCACAATCTACGGTTTTTCGATACAGAGGCTTTCCGTTAATCCAAGTACCGATAACCTGCTCCTCAGTCGAGTACACTTCTTTCTTTGAGCTGTTCACCGATAATACACCACCATCTGTGATGCTTAGGCCATCGCCAACGGATACCGCACCGAGTGAGGTTTCTGTAGCCACAGGTAGGGCAGACTCTTGCTCAACTGCCACACTGAGAGTTGCAGGGAGGTCTGGTGATACCGATGATACTGTGATGTAGGTATTGCCGTTGTAGCTTGTAGCCTGGTCAAAGGCGTTGAGGTCATCCAGTAGTGCACCAGTGATTGGAGTGTCGGTTGGGGTAGCTAGTGGGTAGTAAATGGTGACATTATGCGAGCTTAGCCACGACTTAAAATTATCTACGCTGGTTTCGGTACTATAAAGAGACAGTACATTATATGTGCTACTTGTTGTTAAGAACGTCATACCAACATGGTTATATGTCATCTCGTCCCAAGTTATTGGCTCATAGTAGTTGGATATAGCCTCAAAAGTCTTGAAGTGGTTAGTGTATGCAGCATAGTCTTTAATATCTGAAAATGCGCCAGTTGTTCTGAACGAGTGATATGTAGACTCATATGCCCAATACTCACTACCGGTAAAGACCTTCTTGTTAATAACTTTGTGCAAATACCAAGTACCGTTATTCTTATAGATGTAATCTTGGGAGCTACCAATCCTACAGAGTTCGGTTGTACCGAGGTTAATCGTATAAGTCTGGCTTTGCTGGTCACCATCGTTAATAGCAATAGTCTGTTCGCCGGTAACGGTTTGAACTGTCTGTGGGGTGCTTGGAGTAGGAGTTGCACCACCAGCTGTAAACGCAGTGCCACTTGCACTTGGTTTGAATTCGCCGCCTACCATTTCGTAATATCCTGCCACGCTATCACTAACTCTCTTACATGGGACGAACCATTTAACCAAGGTATTGTTATCGTAGATTTTGAAATCTTTAATCTTTGCGACTGCTCTAAGATTTGCACCACTGCCATTCTGCCATGCGTGGATATACATAGTTTTGGTGGCAGTAAACGCAAAGCTTGTGAACGTGCCAATTTGTGAGCCGTCAATCCAAAGACCATTGCCTTGGCTCATCTCGATAGTATGGAAAGTATCGCCGAGAGCAACAGTACTTGTTACTTCTGAGTTTGAATAAGCATCTTTGCGAATACGACCACGATAGTAACCGTTGCCATCTTGGATGCCGAAATCTACCCAGTTCCCTTGGAGGCCTTCACCGAATAGGAAGCCACTTGTTAGAGCTGCAGTGGTGACAACTTTAATATTGTTAGAAGCCTTCACTCCTGAGTCGATGTATGCGCCAGAGCTACCGCCAGCAGAAGCGATGTATTCAACTTGTTGATAACCTTCTGGAAGAGCTACGCCTTGGGTAGTGTCACCTTTGAGTTTTATATCTGATAGTCTGCCGCCCTGGGTATTTGGAAGGGTAATCTCAGTACCTTCGCCAGTAATGTAGCCAGGGGCAAGTTCATCCTCCGTCACTACAACATCATCATCAATTGAAATTACATCATTAGTAATATCAATGCCTGTGCCAGCCGTATAGGTGCCAGCAGGGCCTTGAGGTCCTTGAGGTCCAGTTTCGCCTTGGGGCCCTTGAATACCTTGCGGACCTTGGATCCCTTGAGGTCCCTGCTCGCCCTGAGGACCTTGAGGGCCAGTATCACCAGTATCACCTTTAACACCTTGAGCACCAGACATATCTGTTACAAATGTGAATGCAGACTGGCCACGGACATAGAGCTTGGCGTTATCTGGGTCTGATGGATCAGAGCTAATCATAACGAACTCGCCCTCTGGGACGTTGGCAAAGTCTGCGTTCATGTCAGCAATGCTGGCGTAAGTCTTATAGATAGAGAAGTCTTTGCCGGCTGGACCTGTTGGGCCTTGAACGCCCTGTGGACCTTGCTCACCTTGAACACCCTGTGGACCCTGGACACCTTGTGGGCCAGTTTCGCCTTTGTCGCCTTTTGGAAGCGTGAGGTTGAGAGTCTGGTTTGGGGCATCGCCTGTGATTGTAGCTTCAGCAGTATCGCCTTTCTGCACTGTACCGATTGAAAGCGTGTTAGCTGGACCTGGCTGGCCTGCCGGTCCTGGCTCGCCAGTTGGGCCTGCCGGGCCTGCTGGGCCTTGGGCACCTGTCTCACCTTTAAGACCGCCAGAACCCTTCAAAATGATTTTGCGTTCATTATCAGGCTGAACGATTATGGCGCTAGGGCTAGTCTGTTGGACGATAATCCTACCGCTGTTGGTTTGGTTCATATATGTCGCCATATTACTCCTTATTAAATATTAATCTCGCCAAATTATTGCTGTCGCCTACATAGAGTTTGGTTAACTCTTTGGCGTGCCCGTTAACTGAAAAGTAGAGCTTGTTGAATTTGACAGCTTCGCCGCCTACCGAGAAGTAGACCTTTCTACCTGGTTTGGTCACGAAGCTTGTACTGATTGCTGATGTATAAATACCGTTTGCTAGTTGTCTAGCTTCTACAACTACGTTTAGGTCTTGGGCTAGGTTGGTCAAAACTAAGTTAGTGCCAACACCAGGGTCGACACCAGTCGCTGCAGTATCCCAAGCGGTGAAGGTTGCTCCGTTGTCTAGGGAATATCTGAACTCGACATCTACTAGAGTTCCTGTAGCGTTCTCAGTACCGTCTGCAGTGCCGCCAATAGCAGTGATTGTATAGACTGGCGTATCATTTAGATTGGTCGAAACGTTTATACTCTTCATCGGGTACGGAGCTGTGTAAAACACCGTAGAGTTTATTGCATTTGCGCTAGTCTTAGTGTTGTTGGCGTAACAGGCTAGTTTATATGGCGTGCAACCAACAAGAGGGTACATCTGGTTGCCAGTAAGTGTTTGCTCGCCAGTAGTTAGGGCATTAGACACGCTGGCACTAGCAAAGGCATCACTGATCGAGGTGGAAGTGGAAGGCAAGAGCAGAATCTGGACATAACGCCCAGCCGTGCTTGCAGGAACGCCATAAGATGTAATAGTTGCCGTAGCGTTTACAGAGTTCCAAGTTACTGAATTATTGGTGGTTGTGAGGCCAGAAGGTGCAACAATACCAGGATCAAAGGTAACTTTAACTGAACTACTAGCGGTAGCACCATCAGAGCTAAATCTAGTGCCCCATGAGACAGTTGCGCTCGTGTTACCATAGGCTGAAGTAAAACTTGTGTTGTTAAGACCTGTGTTCTGAGTTTGCCAACCGTTGTTGTTACCAAGAGTAAAGCCAGTCTGGGTACCGTTGACCGTTACGGTCATGCCATCAGTGCCATACGAGGTATAGGAGGTTCTAAAATGAGCCACCATTCCAGATAGGGTAATTGTCGTGCCGCTTCTGTTTGCATTACCAGTAATGTAGCAGTAAACACGGTTGGAAGCGCTACTCCAGTACCCAATATCTATCTCGCTAGACGTGAAGCTTGCCATTATTCGCTATAAACTCCTAGTAGTGTATTAGCAGCAAGAGGAGAACCCTCTCCAGGGTCAGTCGTAGTAGCAGTAATAATGATTGGGGTTACACCAGGCTCGCCTTGAGGGCCCTGTTCGCCATCAGCGCCACGAGGGATAGTAAAATCAAACACTAGGTTGGTGCCAGTGCCTGAGTTCGTAACAGTAGCATTAGTGCCAGGAGCACCAGTGGTTGTAGAGCCAACGCTACAGGTAATAGCGGTGTCGCCCTTCTCACCCTTTGGGCCTCTTGGGCCTACGCCTGATACTAAGATTACTTTGTTTTGTCCGGCTGACATATTAGTCCTCCAAGGTTGTTACATCCATAATTGTTAGTTTGCCGAAGACGAGCGTTTGACTTGCGCTTTGGTCTGCGGTGACGATTTTAATATCGTAGTAGTAGTCGCCAAAATCAATATTGGTGTCATCGGCGGTAAGACTAAGGACAACATAGCCCTCGTCATTAATCTCGCAGTCTGTTCCAAGTACCCACTGCTTATCAATAAGAGCATCGTGGTCGGTAATGTCATCATCAGGTTTAACCTTTACAGTGAAGAAGAACTTGTCTCCGTCATGAAGTGTAAAGTCGCAGAGCTTAACATAAAGAATCTGCGTGTTCCTTCTATACCATTTAAGTGGATTCATTTACTCCCCTTTCTTGTCTAATAGAGCGTTAGCAAAAGCATCAGCTTCTTTTTCGATTTTCTTCTGTTCAGCTTTAGTAAGGTCTGAATAATCGCCCATCATTTTGCCGAGGACTTTCTTAGTGCCTCTAGCAGAAGCTACAAGACCAATAATTCTTTCACGGTCTTCGTCTGAAAGTTCTTTCATAGTAGCTAGTTTGTAAGCATCATCACAAAAACGACCGGCCTCTTCTAGAAGGCCCTTTAGTTCGTAACCGATACGGCTTTTGCCGTCTTCTTTAGTCTTTTCCCCCTTAAGTATTTCGATTTCCACGATAGTATTCCTATCGCATCGCCGTTAACTTTATTATATCATAATTTGGTGTTATAATTCCGTTAACTAGACAGGAGTAAACATCATGTATCTAAACAGTTGGATTATCGTAGCAGCCGTAATCCTCATCATTTTCCTTGCCATTAGAACCTACCAATTAGGAAGGTTAAGAAAAGAATTGCTTGAAGTTGGTAAAGCGCAAGACAAGTTCACTTTTATTGATTTGCCACGTCATATTGGGTACCTTATTTATGCGGCGAAACACGGCGAGAATAAACATCTTAACGAGTTAGTTAATGAAGAAGCTCGTTGCCTAAGCGAACTAGCAATGAAAGCTCAACTGGTAGATTACAGGAATGACCACGATGAGAAAAGTACCAGAGAACATTACGCACGCACTATTGCAAGCGCAATTATTGAAGACGGGAACGGTTCTAAATATTATAAGAAACCGGCACTCGGACTAGATGGCGTATATATCGTAGAGAAGAAGAAATAATCAAAAAGCCACCCCGAAGGGTGGTCTTTTTGTTAGGCGTTCATGCCGTATGCTGATTGATAGTTAGCGGTTGTAACTCCGAGGAGTCTTCTAAGCTCGCTAATCTTATTCTGAGCGGTTGTAGCATCATCCGTAATCTTAGGAACGAGGCTGAGGGCACGTTGGACTTCACCTTCAGTGTTAAGACTATCTGTCTTACCGACTGCAGCGTTGATTGTGTTAATCAAGCCTTGTGCGAGGTCGTTGTAAGTTGCTACGTCTGAGTTCAAGCCTAGACCGCCGAGGAAGTTAGCGATGTTGCCACCGATAATACCTTGGCCGCCACCGGCACGATCATAGAGGGTTTCTAGCTCGTCTAGTGCGCTACCTGCGCTTGAGAGCTTAGCCATTTGGTTCTGCTGTGCAACGGTGAGTTCTGGCTGTGTACTCTGTGAGCTACCACCAATATTTAAGCCTTGCATGGCAGCCATGTCTTCTAGACCGCTATAGATATTTGCAAGCTTGTTGTAAGCTGTAATATCACCTGCAGCAAGAGCGAGTTCCATAGACTTTCTAGCTTGTAGCATATTCTGGTAGATCGGGTTAGATTCGAGCTCTGCTTGTCTCTGTTGCTCTGCAAGCTGAGCCATATTCTGTTGGTAAGATGCCGTGAGAGCTTGTTCAGCTTCGTTTGCTGCGTTCTGTTGAGCCTGGTAGTTGGCATCATTTATAGCGGTTGATGCTGTATCTGCAGCTTGTGTACGACCAATTGCGGCAGGAAGAGTAACTTGACCGATACTACCGATACCAGGAGCTTGTGTTTGTGGTTGTGCAGCCGTAGTTGGAGCAGAGGTTCTGTTAGCGATGTCGGTTAGTTTGCCACCGAGTGCTGCGATACCTCTATCTACAAGTGGGCCTGCTACTTTAGATCCGAGTTTTGCGCCCATAGCCTTAGGGCCAGCCACTGCGTATGCTAGGACATCTGAGCCGTCAATATTGGTTTTAGCACCTGCACCACCGTAAGCCTCGTTGGTAAGTTGGCTAATCTGAGAGACATCCACAAAGTCTTTCTTGAAGTGACGGAAGTCCTTGATTGTCTTAGGAGTTTCGGCAAGTCTGTCTGCTGCTTGGTTATAAGCTGCAGCAATCTTTGTGTTGCCGTTCTTTGCGGCATCGTTTGCACGAGCTCGCATCTCGCTAATAGTTGCACCGAACATAGCTTCAACGTTCTCTTTAGGAATAGCGTTGTAAGAAGCTTCGTCATAGGCGTTAGCAATCTCTTGGTAGATTTTAGCGTACTGGGAGTCGTTGCCGTTAGGGTTGAGAGCAGCTTTAGAGCGATACTCTGCGGCCTGTTGTTTCAAGATGTTAGCCTTTGTAAGAAGGTCTTGGGAGGTGTTGCCGTTATATAGAGCAAGTTCGTTGATAAGTTCTTGCTTAGCAGTAGATTTTGTTGGGCCAAGGTTTTTGGTGACAATACCTTCAATATCAACTTCTGGGGTTGCTCTAAAGGTGCCACCATCTTCTTTAGAAGATAGAGCCTGTCTCTGAACCTTATCCATAAGTGAATCTGCGCCACCAGTAAGTTCACGAGCGAAGTCTGCCTGTTCTTGGAGGTCAGTAAGACCGGTCTTTTTGTAAACGTTCTGAGCAGTTTCGCCAGGGTCTTTGATGCCACGCTTCTCAAGCTGACGGCGAGTAGCGTTAGATTGATTGCTCATCATCTTTTTAGCTAGGTCGTTGAGCTTATCTTTACGGCGACCACCTGCGGTCTTGTTTGCAAGTTCGCTTTCGCCGTATGCCTTAATATCGCCAGTCTCGTCAATTTGGTCGTTAACTTGTTTCTTAACTTCTTGGGCAGCTCTCTTCTCAGCGATGTTAGCGATTTGTTTATCTTCCCATCTGTTGAGGGCACCAGCCAAACCTTTGTCTGAGCGAGCGCTTCTTGAGATTGCAGTAGCAGTGTCTGCATCCATACCCCAAGCTTTGCCACGAGCCTTCTGAGCAGTTTTTGTAGCTGCGTTTGTGAGACCAGCCATAGCACCACCTTGGATAGCACCTTGGGTAGCACCCTGAGCAGCAGCACCTAGAGCAGAGCTTAGGTCGCCACCACTGAGGAGGTTATTAGCACCTGCACCTGCAGCACCACCTGCAGCGCCTGCGATAGCGCCACGTCCGACTGCACTTTGAGCGAGCTTGTTGTTGAGTAATAGCTTGCCACCAGTTGAGCTTGCGTTGCCAATCTTGCCAGCGACTTTGCCAGCAAGAGCACCACCTGCAGCACCTGCTAGGGCAGCCTTTCCGGCATCTTCTAGATTGAAGTCTTTACCTTCGTATTTAAGGGTATTACCGATACCACCGATAGCACCTGAGGTTGCACCACCTAGGACACCTGATTTAGCGATACCGACACCTGGTATAAAGTCTGATAGGGTGTCAGCAGCGTTGATGGAAGTACCAAGTTGTTTAGCCACGGCATCTTTATAATCATCTGTACCGTAGACTGATTTTGTGAAAGCTTGGAGGTTATTCTGATTTGCACCACCGCTTTCGATTAAGTCTTTGAATGATGCTACGCCACCACCGATGGTACCATAGATGGCTTTGCCAACATCGCCGACACGCTCGGCTAGGCCGCCTAAGAAGGCACCTAGACCGGACTTGTTAGCGTTGGCGTTCTGTGGAGTGTTTCTAATATTGTTTAGTTGCTTTTGATATTCTTGCTCCGCTAGATAGCGTTGGTAAGCCCCAGTGTCAATATATCTACCTTTTTGTACCATTATGCTCTGCTCCCGTATCCATTTGTGCTAATACCAAGAACGTTAAATGCTACACGTTCCTCGTTAGTAAGTTGCTTCTTCTTGTTATTAAGACCAGCGAGTGCTCTCTTAGCGTTAAGGTCGCCGCCTTGAGCCATTTTGTTAAGGATTGCTCTAATATCTTGGCCAGTTTGCTTTGCGTATGTGTTAGCCTTGATAAGATTGCCGTTTGCATTGTGGAAGTAATAACCACTTTTATCGGAGTAGCCGAAGTCTGCACCTCTACCCCAAGTTGGACTAGCGCCGCCACCACCAGAGTAGCCACCGTAGCCATACATAGCGGCTTGCTGTGCTGCGATTTGTGCTCGTGCAAGACGTTCTTGACGATCTGCTTCGAGTGCTTCGTAGTAGCGTTGCTGTGCTGCTTTAGAAACTTCGTCTTCAAGTGCTGCAAGTTGAGTCTGTAGGTTCAATCTGTTGTTGTCGGCTGCAGTCTTAGCGTTCTCAAGAGCGTTAGCTTGGTTAGTTTGTAGTGAGGTCTGGGCTGGAACAAATGAGTTCTCGTAGTATTTCTTGTTTGCAATATTTGCGGCACCACCAAAAGAACCACCTGAACCAGCAGCTTGCATCGAGGCTGCGGAAGCGGCGTTATTTCTTTGTCTATCCAAAGTTGCCTGTTGGTTAGCAAAACTTGTGTTAATTTGGTTTTGTGTTTTAGCGAGGTTGCCCTCGATAGCGTTGATTTGCTTATTTAACGCATTTCGAGTGTTGTCATACGACTTGCTTATCTCGGCCGTATATTCCTCAAGAGTTTTTGCCATAATGCGTATTCCTACGCATCGCCATTACATATATTATAACATTTTTTACACAGGTTCAGACATCTCAATAAAGGCCACTTCCATACTCATAGCAGGGAAATTGTACTTCTGATTAACTGAACTTAGTGTGCTTGAATCAACTGTGCGAATTGTCGCTGTAATATTCTTGCCAGAAATGCCAATCGTGCAATATATGCTCCACCAACCATTTGTGTAGTGGATATTGCCAATCCATACATCAATAGGGTAATTGCCTGATTGATAGTAAAGCGTATCAGCGCCCCAACCGGAATTGTTTACATTCGTCAACACATAGGGGATACCGTTTGACACTACGTTGTGGAATGTTTGGGTAACTGTTCTTGGCCCAGAGTGCGCTGGAATTTCTAATTTCCCCAAATACTGTCCACCTATCTTGTGGAGCGAAGGAAGGTCTGTAGTTAAGTTTAGATTGAATAGATTAGCTAGACTGCCCATCTGGTACCCTTTCCGTTAAAATCATATAGTAATAGTCCAAATCTTCGCTGTCATCCCATCTAATGTCAACGTAGTCTTTTGTGGCGTACGCAATGCTACTGAAGTAATCAGTAATAAGGTCTTCCGGGTGGGCTCTAGTGTGGTCATTCTCCATCCAACACATCACCACTGGGACGTATCCTAAATCGTGTGGTATCCTAACATAGCCTTGGTTGGCTGGAATGGAAATCGGCCCCTCCTTATAAATTTGGAGGTTTGCATAATCTGTATTCAAGTTAAAGTTGCCTTTTGGGATAATCTGTCTCTTGCCAGGCACCGAGTCATTCAATCGGTTGATTAGAAACACCCTAAAGTAAATCTTCTTTGACGGGATATGGGAGCCTGTAGATGTCCCCCAAAACTCAATCCTATCATCATGAGCCTCAACGCTCGCCCGACACGTTTTTGAGTCAATCCCACCTAACGTGGTTGCATCCTCCCACCAGACATTTTCTCCGATTGGCACTTTGTTAGTAAAGTCGGGGTCAGTTGATGCGTAACCAATCGTTAATGGCCTATGTTGGTAAGGGTTTGGAATACTCACTACGGCTCTTTCTTGGGTGATATTAGTAGCTGGGACAGTTACGGTTTGCTCTATCACCTCGTAAATATACGGCTGTCTATAATCTGAGCTATATACGAATTCGTTTGGTTTTGGCATATCGTCCTTCTTTGTTAATAGTTTACTCAAGAGCTTTAAGCACATCGACATTCTCCTTGCTTACCCAAATACCAGGTCTACCATTATCTGGAGCCTGTCCAATCAGAATACGAGGGATGCCAGTATCGTCATAAAGTAGGATGCCATATCTGCCATTAGGGAGTTTGCCGGTAACCATCGCAGGTTTGCCACCACCCCTATTAATGGTCTTGGAATAAGTCTCCCCATCAAGTTGGAGGAAGTTCGAGTTAATCTGTTTTAGGGCAGATTGTAGGTCTGATTTTGAGTTAATAGGGGTGAATCGGTTAGGCATTATCTAATCCTTTGCGTTTGAATTGTTAGCGTATGAGACCTAAACACTACAGGTTCATAGGCTGCTATATGTTGGTATCTAATCTGGCAACGGTAGAACTCGTTGTAGACTTTAGGAATTGTCGTGTGAATAGTTGGCTGAGTAGTTACGCCGTAGTCGATAGGATAATCCCAAACGTAGTTCTCAGTAATAGCCCTGTTATTCAGGAGGTTGATTGAGAAGGCGTACTTAACGTGGTCGGTAAAGTCGAGAGAGTAGCCACACTGGACTGTGTAGTCGTGGTCAGTAGCACCGAACTCTGGTCGCCATTTCGAGATGCGTTTGAGTTGTGAGGTTGCACCGAAGTGGTTGTATGCGGTCTCTAGATTGAAGGCAATTTGTCCGCCCATGTCGTTGTAGTTATTCGTGTTATCTTCAGCGAGCATGAGCATACCAATCTTAGAGTGGCCACAGAGGAAGCGGTGAGAAGTATTCTGACGTGCTGAAGTAGCAGAGATGTAGACGTTGGTGTCGAAGGACTCCCATACTTTGAGGTTGATATTGTACACCAAGCAGTGGTCGTTCACGCCGTTACCACTATTCGAGTAGAATACATAGAGTCTGTTCTTGTAGAGGTCTAAGACGATACTTTCTTTATGCTCGATAGCATCATAGACGTTTTGGATTGTGTTCTGGGTGATAGATACTTCACTAGCACCATCGAAGACGTAGATGCCTTGGTCGTTAGCAAAGTAAGCGTAGTTAAGGTCGCACACTACAGATTCTTGGGTAAACGTACCGTTCTGGGCGCTACAAGCACTCTGAGCCCAAGTATCAGCCGTCTGAGCGTACATCTGGTATTTGTTTCTTCTAGTTAGGAAGTAGTAAACACCACCGAGATTAAACATAGCAGTGATAGGGTCACCAGTAAGGATAGCAGGGAAGTTCTGGCGGAAGTCTCTACAGAACCAGTCGTAGCTGTTAATAGGTTCTGCTGAACCGTTGATGGTCTTGATAGATAGCGTTGTGCCAGACTTAGCAATAATCTCGGCATAGGTTGTATTTTGGTCACGGATAACATCACCAACCTCAGCATCGGCAGGTTCCTTTGATGTGAGCTTTGTGAGGGTAGAGGTGTTGATCGTGGCCGTTGTACCTTCGGTAGTGCTAATCGTTGCGCTAGTGATGTAGATTGTAGGCTCTTGGTAGTAGTAACCATATGGCCATGTCCAGACAGCCTGGGTATTGGTGTCTGCATCGAAGTAGATGATGTTGTCGCTCATACCGTCCATAATGTTGGAGGTCTTAATCTGGAGGTCTACTTCGGTCTCTAGGTCGGTTGTTGTGATAGCAGCATCAGCCCAGTCATCTGAAGGGTCTAGGATATGTGGGCCTTCTTTACCATCTACATAACGTACTTTGTTAAGGTCTTGGTTGAAACGAACTTTAGTAACACCAGCAGGTAAGTCTCTAATCTTCGTTACGGTTCCATCTGCAGCCATGCGATAGAGTTTCTCGTTCTGGGTAAAGAGAACGGTCTTAACACCTTCAATATCAGCTTCAAACACGTTGGTTACTGCACCGGCAGTAGCAGAGTAAAGAGTAGTTACTAGGGTATGTTCTGCACCTGTAGTCTCTACCATCAGTGGGCTAGGGCGACCATCCTGTGTTGTAATTTTTACAACAACCACATCGCCGTTATGAATGGTTGGGGCGTTGATAAAGATAGCCTCGAACTCTTGAGATTCCATAGTGATTTCAGAAGGGTCGATACAGCTTCTAGCAATCTCAGTGTCTCCTACAGATACAGTAATCATAGGAACGGCATACTTGGTAGGGTTTACCGTGAATAGACTTACCTTAGCAGAGTAGAGTACCTTATCTGCATCGGCGGTGAAGGTATATGTACCAGCACTGTTGACTGAGTAATCTTCGTTAGTACCACCATCATTAGACCATGCCGAAGCGTAGCCAATAGGGTTAGTTAGCTTAGTTAGACCGTAACGTGTGCGGTATTCACCAACACGGTCAAAACGAGCATCCTGAGCGAGCCTAACCTCGTCAGCTTCCATCGTATCATTAGGTTTGTAAGTATAGATACCTTTTGCGAAGTTTGTAGTAGTAGGGGCAGACTTCCTCGTAGTAACGCCTGGTATTGTGGCAGTTGGGGTAAATCTTGTGTACATACGCTAAGCTCCTAGGTTAACTCTTACTGGTAAATCCGCTCTGTTATGGATGCCTAATACTTTCGGGCCATATCTCAGGTTCATGTTAGTGATTAGAGATTGTTGCTTGTTTTCGTAAATCTGAGCAAAGTCGAAGTTATCTCTTAGTTGTTCTGCACGGTACAAGGCACCAAGAACTAGAATCTCGCCGAACTCAGCAGGAATTACCGGAACGTCATCATCATTCTCTAGAGCTTGTGGTTTAGCAAGGTAGAAGAGACGAACTGTGTAAAACTTGTCGTCTTTTACATCATCACCACTATCACAGTCGCAGTTTTTGAGCTGTGCATCGTCTGGAAGGGTAAAGAAGATCTTTTCGCCATAGACTGTAAATTTCATCGAGTTGCGGCTCGACATAGGGCATCGAGAGAAGAACTCATCGTGTGGAACGTACTGAAGTGGAGTAATCTGACCGTTCTGGCCAACCACTAGTTGATGGGCTACTTGGAAGTCGCTAGGAATATCAAGTTCACCACCTGTTACAGCATCGTATGTAGAGATTTTATTTAGGAAGTCGTATTCAGTTTCGCCCAAAACCTCGAAGTAAGTTTCGTTCAAAAATTGCTTAATATCTTCTTCGGAATAATCAACATCTTTGAGCTTTGTTTGAACTCTTGTTACAAGGTTTGCGAAGTTATAATTTGTGTCCATTAATCACCAGACACATCGCCATTACCCACATTATAACACAAAACGGGGTGGCTTTCAGAGGTTAGATGCCTTCCTTGGCATAGTTCAAGTTCTGGCGTTCCTCAATAGCCCAAGACAGTTTATGATCACGTCTAGCTCTTGTATATGGTCTATTAAGTTTCAAGTCCATAAGATCTGCTACGAATCGCCACTGGCTAGATAGCCACTTACCACTCTTAGCTGCGCTTGCACTCTTTGGATAGCGATGCCAAAGGACAACTTGGCTAGGGAAGAAGGCAACCGTATCAACTACATCGAGCTGGCAGAGATGTTGGCATACGTCCTCGAATAAAGTATTCTCAGGGAACTCTACGAACTTGTCGGTCTTTACGCATTTAGTCCATGGGGCAACACGGCATGAGTTAGCCACGTCAATAATGTTCTTCTCGTCTTCATAATTCTTGAGTACGCTCTCTGCTCCTGAATCGTCCCAGTGAGATTTGTATGGAAGTCTGATAAGGTCTGGTCTTTCATTATCTTCAATAAAGTCGTGGAGTCTGAGCAAAACGTCAGGGTCAGGGATTTCATCATCATTATCGAGGAAGAGGGTGTAGAGGTCGTCTTTGAAGTATTCGCAGCCCTTGTTCCTTGAGCCACCATTAAAACGTTTCTCGGTATTGTAGATTTCTACGTCAGGTTTGAACTCGGCCACTATCTTCTTAATAGCTTCCTGGTCATCTGAAACGTCATCCACCGTGATTAGGTGGTAGTCTGTGAAGGACTGCTTCCTCACATCTTTAAGAGCCCTAGCAAGGTAAGGTTCGCTGTTATAGATTGGTACGATTATTCTAAAGTATGCCATTTTACTCCTCATACATACATTTATCTGGGAATCGAGAATCGACATATTCTCTCAATCTTCCACTAAATTTACTATCGTTAGACGACAAGAAGTCCACTGGGAAGTCCCTTGTGTCTGGGTCGTAGATTTTAACGTCTTTATGCGGCACTGGTTTAATGTTGTAAAAATTACAATATAGAGATCTTCTAGCGCACGACATCGGGTACTGTTTCACGATTGGTAGTAACTTCTCTTTGTTGAGAATAATAGGGACGTGTAGCTCGAAGTTATAAGTATCCTTGTGAGCCTCTGAGAGCGTTTCTGAGGCCTGTTTTAACCCTATTTGATATAAACTCTCATCCTCCCATTCTTTAGCGATTTGGTTGTATCTATCCATCAGGGTTCCATCGCCGTAATATGGCAACTCTTCCACGGCAGACATAATGTAGAAGTCGTCATTCATTAGGATAAAGTCGTCAGTCACAGAATCGGTATGACAGATGCAGCTAAGCAGTCTGTTGACGTTCTCCCACTTCTCCCCAACTTGGGTAATATCGTGGAAGGTAACGTTCCTAACCCAGTCTGGCTTATCTCCGAAAATGTGGACATTCCGATGAGGTAGGTTGTCTAAGCTTCTGAGCGAGTATCGAAGCTCGTCACACTCTTCAAAACGTCCACACTTTAGGACATAAACTACGTCTAGGTTTTTCGTTTTCATATACTCCTTATAAAGAAGGTGCCACCCCTGCAGTGATGGCACCATTCTCATTTAATTTCTAGGTAGATTAAGAACCTGATTTGCTGATAGCAGCAACGCCTTTCTTCTTACCATCGAGAACGAAGGTATCGAAGACGAAGCGGCCAACGAGAACCTGGCCATCAACCAATTCAGAATCGGTGATGATACGGGTTGAGTTGATTTGCTTGACACCAAGGATAGCATCTTTGTGCCAGATGATAGCTTCAGAACCTGCGGTTGGCATGAGTTTTGAAGGGACTTTGACAACAGTGACACCATCGAGTTCACCGACAACACCCTTACCAAGAGCTTTGTCGTTGATACCTGGGGTCATGAAGGTAACAATCTTTGATTTGATAGCGTTGTAGAAGCCTGGGGTTACAAATGCAACACGGCCTTCTGCTGGAGCTTGTGCTTCATCGAGGTAAGCGTTTGCAGTCAAGAAGTCTTTGTAAGCATCTGCAGTTGAGGTAACAATCTGTGAAACAGCTTCTGCACCAGCGTGAGCAGCTTTGAGACGGTTAGCATCAATCATTGGGATGACCTGTTCGTTCATCTCAGCTTTCATGACTTCGCCAGCCTTCTTAGCAAGAGCTTGCTGCTCATAGTTACCACGGTCGATAACAATCTTGAAGCCTTTATCGTTTGAGATGCTGTAAGCCTTTACAGTATCTTGGAGTTCGTTGTTACCACCGAAGCGGTCACCAGTTGAGGTGCGATCATAGTTGCTTGGAGCAACAGTTGTTACGGTGTAAACTTCAACAGTCTTAGCGCCTGCGAAGCTATATTTGTTGTTGACATAGCGTTCAGTATAAGAATCGTGATAGAAAAGCTGATCTAATACTGAGCTATACTTTGTAGCTAGATTTACTGTCATTGTATAGTTCCTAAATTATTTAATGGTTAATTTAGCAAACCATCCATAAATGGGTCGTCCTGTTGGGGTGCGCCAAACTTGGTCGAATCGGTAGAGCTTGCGCTAGGGCGTTTGGCGTTCTGGCGAGCTGCCATTTCTTCCTTGACCTCATTTCTAATTTTTTCCGTTAGGTCATCTACTTTAAGGGCATCTGCACCTGATAGACGATAAATGTCATCAAGGCTCATGTTGCCATTAATGTAGTTCCAACCTTTGACAATCGGGTTACCGTTCTGGTCTCGGCGTATATTACCCTGAGCATCTCTCATAGGTTCTGCACACCAAGCCATCATCTTCTGCTCGGCTTCTTCGGTTAGACCTTTTTCTTGCTTCCACTTTGCCACATTCATCTCTGTACGCATAGAACGGACTTCTTTAAGAGCCTGTTCATCTGCAGGAGATGGTGCGCTCGCTTGAGTCTCGGCTAAACGCCTCTCAAGTTGCGCTTTTTCTTGTGACTTCTGATAGAAGCCTTTTTCAGCATTTTGGTACATCTCAGTGACTTTACGGAGCGCATCCGGGTCATCAGTCTTGATACCTTTCTTCGCCAAGAACTCACTAATAGCATCGCCGGCTTGTGCTTCTTCTGTAGAGGCGGCCTGCTCAACTTCAGCTTGCTCTTCGCTAGCTGGCTGTTCGTTGGTTTCCTCTACTGCTGGGCTGCTCTCAGTCTCGACATTTTGCTCTACTGTCTCCGGTTCTGACAAGTCAGAGGTGTCGAATTCGAGTTCAGGGCCATTTACAGTTTGTTCGTCCATGAACTTATCCTTTCGGTTAAATTTTTAATGGTTGCTATGTGGGTTTAGAACCCACCAGCCCAGCACTTCTCACATTGGCGATGCGTGCACCCCTTGGTGCAAATTTATTTAATAAACGTACCTTTCTTGGCACTATGAAGTGCTGGCTTGGTGAACTCTAAATGTGCAACCCCCTTTTAAGCTACTTTGTTTTGTTCCTCCTTTGCTTTTCTAGCTGCGACTGAGACTTTACCCTCGATGAACATGATCACTTGCTTTACGCCTTGAGCGGCTGATGCGTGACGGAAGGCAACTTCCATGTCTCCGCCACGTTCAGCATCTTCAAGTTCTTCAATACGAATATCTCTCAAGCTATCGAGAAGCTTTACGCCAGTGGTTGACGTAAAGAACTTTCTTAGGTTTCGGTAGTCTGATTGGTCGTACTTGATCATGTTTTAGAATTCCTCTGTTGGCATTTCCTCAATAGGTTGTTCTTCGATTGGAGCTTCTTCCATTGGCATCTCTTCTGGCATCATTTCAGGAGCTGGTGCTTCAGGTTGTGCTACTTCAGGAGCTTCTGGTTGTTGTGGGGTTAGGATTTCATCAATCTCGTCAGCACTGAGGTTAGATACAATCTTTGGATACATAATGCGTTTGATAGCTTCGAGGTTGTTGGTAGGGTCTGCAATCATCATCTGGAAGGCATTTAGAGCACTATCTTTAGCTTCTGCATCTTCGAGCTTCTTGGTGATGTCGAGGGTAACCATAGGAGTGTAGTCACCAAGGAAGCGTTCCATGTTTACTGATTCAAACTTCACGCCTGCATCATCAACAGTTCTGTACCAAAGAGTTGAAGGAGCGTAGAGCTGTAGGAACTTGAGGAAGATTTTAGCTTCATCGAAGAAGAATCCATCTGCAAGGTTCTGAGCTTTCTCTTGGATACGGACATCTGCCTGACCGAGCATAGCTTTGATTTCGGTAGCAGTAGTGGTATCGGTTGCTGATACACCCTTGCTAATCTGGCTAATAGCTGAAGCTTCACGGATTTCGTCTTTGATGTTCTGACGTTCTGCAAAGGCGTTGGTAGGGACTGCTGGTGGGGTATTCCAAGTCATAGCACCAGATGGTAGAGGATAGACCTTACCAGGTGCTGGGCTAAGGTTGTCTAGTTGGTCTGCAAACTTAGGGTCAACAGTCTTTTCAGGGAAGAGCTGGTAGAGAATAGCCTCGATATTAAGCTCGGTAATAGTGTTGAGTAAGTCTTGTTGGTCTACGATAATATCAACGTCTGAAGAGCCGTAAACCTGGCTGATGTCTTCGTAGTCGCAACCATGTGCGAATGGAAGGAGACCTGCCTCTTCCTCATCAAATACTTCATCAAACTCACCAATATCAGGAAGACCTTGTGAGAAGTTAATCTCACGTTGGAGTTGCCACTCTGCTTTGCGTTGCTCGTACTTTGAGCGTTCCATAGCGTAGTGTGGATTTTCACGTTCCTCGATTATAACAGAAAGGTTTGCAATCACTACGACTTCTTTGTGAGTCCAGATTTCGATTAGTGATACGCTGTCATCATCAAGTGGAGCTGTTGCACCGAGAGCTTGGTCTTTCTTAACCTTGTCACTCTCGAAACCATCTTGGCCACCGTCTTGACCTGGGGTTACTTTGTCGAGGTTCTTATAGCGTGGTACATATTTACCTGTGGAAAAGTCAAAGATTTTCTCTTGTTTTAGTCTCTTTAGGCTAGTAAAGAAGCGGCGGCCAACATAACGCCAATCTTCACGAGTTGTAGCATTAGGGTCGAGAATCATATCACGGACAGGAACGATAGTCTTGTGGACGTAGCCACCATCTTTATCTGCAACCCATTCATAGTAAGCACAGAAGTTACCAGTGATTAAGCCTTGGCGACCATTAATACGGTTCTTGCGTGCCCAACTGTCTCTACGAGCGTTGTCGGCATAGATTTCGTTAAGAACCTCGGTGTCAGCTTCTTGATCTGGATGGTCTGGGATGTATTTAATTGAAGGGATAGAACCAAAAAGGGAAGCCTCGATAGTGTTTACCGTGCTATTAACCATCGGAACAAAGGCCTCAATCGTGCCTGGATGGTTCTTCTTGCTGTGTTGGTTGTTATAAGCCTTCCAGTTGCGTTCCCAACGCTGGTGGAAGTTTTGTTGTGCGTAAGTCCAAGAGTCGGTAAAGTACTTCAAATACTTCTGAAGCTTTGAATCTTCATCCGTGCTCTTTTTAGTCTGAGATTTTGCGTTTGACAAGTTAATACCAAACGCATCGCCATTTACATACATTATAACATATATCTCTAGTGTAGAAACTCTTTAGGAACGAAGGTTTTGAGCCTGCCATGGTACTGTGTTTCAAGCTGTTCTGTGTTAGCCATCAGAGCATAAATAAAGGCGCTTGAACTGTGCGAACTCCAGTCGTGTTCCGGTTGACTTTTAAGCAGATTATTCTTTGCATCGTAGCCGTAGTGATAAGCCCTAAGGCACTCTAGACCACGCTTACATTTCTCTGCATCGAACCAACATAGACTGAGCTTTGGTCTGGCGATAAGGTTGATGTCGTCATTACCAACTTGGAAAGATGTTGGACGTAGTACTTCCACGTTGTTGATGCCGTTCTGGGCGAAGAAGTCTACACGAGTCATGTTAGTTTGTAGTTCACGTTGCTTTGCATCGTGAGGTAGGAAGTGCTTAGAGTAGTTGTATGGCTTGTTGTTAAGTACTGAGATATAGTGGCCTAAGTCCTCGCCAGAAGCCTCGTAGTGGTCGATAAAGTGGATTTCACGCCCTACTCTTTGGAAGAACCAAATGGCAGTTGCATCACCAATACCTAAGTCCCATGCAGTGTACACGCCAGTCGTTGCATCGTATGGCACTGAGCCAATACGACCATCCTCACGAGCTTGAGCAAGTTGTTTGCCGAAGACTGAGCCGGTGTTGCTAGTAAGTGGTTCGCCTAACCAAACGTGCTCGTAGAACTCTGGGTTGTTCTTACGCATCATTTCACGTTCATGGATGATCTCGTCACTAAGTAGTGATTCAATAGCATCTGAGTTGACCTTACGGATATAGGTTAGCTCGTCTGGTTTAGTGGCGAGCTTCTCCCACACAGGGTCGTTCTCGGTCTGTCTGTTCATCGTCCATATAAGATACGAGCCAGGCTTACGGATAGTAGGGATTAGTGTTTCA